GAGCATCCACATAACCTTTAGTAGCTGCATCTTGTGCGCTTACTGGGTCAGCTACGCCGGTCACACGTTGGCCGTTAGCGCTTACAGCGGCTGTAGGGGCTGCGAACTGGTCAAGGCGGGTAGCTTGCACTACGCTAGCCAAATCGCTGATAGTGGCTGCTAACTGAGTGCCTGAATGGTTAGCGCGAGCGGTAACGTCCACATTGGCCGAACCATCACGAACCATTAGCTTGCCGGTAGTGGTGTTATACCAAATTTGACCCGCTACGGGTGAACTGGGGTCAGAGGCTAAGTTTTGAACTTTGGCGTTCTGGATTTCATTTTGAGAAAAGTCATAAGAGACTAGGATTTTCTTGGTCATGTTGACGCTCCGGTTTAGTTAAAAAATGCCTTCCCAGCAAACGGAGCTGAGAATTTAATTGTCAAAGTGTTAAGCCCTGTATATTGAACTTCCCCCTCAACTCCTTCACCCGTGCTGTCTGTCACCATAACAGCGGGATATTTATTCATGCTATGCGTAACTGTCCATGTTGCCGCCGCTATATTTTGATTGTGCGTATAGTGTTTATCCGCAACAATTCCAGAATTTAAGTCAATAGGCAAATTGGCAATTGGCACTTTGCCATTAGCGTCTAATGGTGCTTTTTTGTCTAATTCTGCTTGTACTGCCGCACTAATACCAAGAGTTGCAACTGGTGTAGTTGTAGTTGGAGGTGGTGCTGTTGGGTCTGGTGCTGGTGGTAATGGCGCTGGTGTCGGATCAACCAAGTTATATTCCACATCATCAGTGCTTGCCAAAATACGAATAATAATATCAGAGGTATATGGCCCTACTTTGGTAGGCTGCATAAACTTAGCCAATACAACCAACTTAGGCACTGAGAATGCGTTATCTACGCGGTAAACGGTAGTCCATCCGCTGGTTGTCAAAGGGGCTACATCTACGTAGAATGTAGTTTTAAGTGCAAACTGTGCTTGCTGTTTTTTAGCTAAGAATGTCATGATTTAACCTATTCTGTACCATGAGTTTGTAGCTTGTACATAACGCATTTTAAAAAATTGATTAGCTGTTAGTGCAGTAGGTGCACCATACAGATTAGCAGCTCCATTAATCGCCAATGTGAAGGCTGTAATTATCTGTGTAGTGGTAATCAATACCTCTGTACCGCTAGGCGTTTGAGTGTTTAATGGCAATGTAACCGTACCACTTGCTAATGTTCCTGCAGGCTGTATTAGCATCCATTGGGGTGCTGTCGGTGTTGGTACTGTAATATTAAAGCCAGTGCCAGGCGTATATATATTTGTTGCAATATCAGGACTTGCAAAGGTTTGCTCAAAGTATGTAAGTAACTGGCTAATAGGCAAACGCCGTGCATCGCCATTGTTAGGGCTGTAAACTGGTATCTGATCTCCAGCGTTTACCTGTGCCAATAATGGCAATTGATTGATTGTAGGCATGGCTTATCCTTAATAAACTATTGGGCCATCTTGACCGGCTAATACTGGATCAATTGGCCTGCGCAAAAATGGCTCATCATACACGCGCCAAGGCTTATTACCTGCACCGCTAGGCATACTTCCCGGCAATTGCATTTCAAGTGGCATAGTGGCGCGTGATAACAACGTCTGATATGCGCTTTTAGCTGCAATTTGTGTTTGTGGCATTACTTGTTTGCCATAACTAGGCGCAATGCGTATCGCCAGATTGCAAATAATAGATTCAAACGCTGAATCTGGCACTTCAGATTGTGCATCTAAGTCGCTGTATTGTGGGCTGCTAGGCAGTGGATAACCTAAGCGTATGCCTTTACCATTCCAGTCTGCCATCATTGCATCTAATCGTTTTAAAGCTGCCTCGAACTGTTCTGGCTGTAAATCAAAGGCGTAACTAGCTAAGCCAATCTCATCAAAGGCTGCTGATATAAATTGACGCTTAGAATATCCCATGATTACACCTTTTCAGCTATAACAGACGCCAAACGCTTATCATTCCAACGGCCATCATACTTGATTCCCAGCTCTGTAGCTTTCTGCTCTAGCTCTTTACGTGTTGGAGGTGCATTATCAAGCGTTACAGCCTCTTTGTCAGGCTTGGCTATAACTAGTGGCTTAGATGGCTTTTGTTTCGTTGTAAGAGGTTTAACGGGCTTCTTAGAAACGCGAAAAGCATTTTTACCAGCCTTTGCTATAGCTTCAGCTTTTGTTAAGCTGTAAGTCTCCAGTAAAAAGCCTAAATGATCCTCATCAAGTGCCACGGTTATTCCATAGCATGCTTGTGTTTTGTGCTCAATGTAGCCGCCTGGACTAATGTAAACCAATGCAGGGAAAATCATTTCTTTTTAGCCTTGGCTTTTTTAGCAACGCTCAATGCAATAGCAACGGCTTGCTTTTGTGGCTTGCCTGATTTTATCTCTTTAGAGATATTCTTGCTAATGGTTTTTTGTGAGTAACCTTGTTTTAACGGCATGATAAGCTCCATTAAAAATAGAGAGGCCGAAGCCCCTCTATTTATTTACCTACAATTTTACTGATTGAATAACAAAATGCCGGTCATTTCAGGCTGTTTGTTAACTACTCCGTACAGCGTATCCAAACGATACTTAGTGGTCATGCTGTCAATGTCGTAGAACTTCTGCATAACCAACTCGATACCTTGATCTGTAGATGCACGCATTACAGCGGCGCCAGCATCCGAAGGTACTGAGTAACGACCTGGCAGAATCTCGATGGCATCTTTAGACCAGAATGGGTTGATGTTAGATGCGCCGGTGTTAAGCCAGTTCAAAGGTGCAGCAGATGCGCCGGTAACAATCTTGCAGTTTTGATATTGCAAAGCGCTATCGGCTGGTGCGGTAGTAGCAGAAATAATGGGTGGGCTAATAACCATTGTAGTGCCGGACGAAATAGCGATAACACGGAAGGTTTTCAGTTGGCCGGTGCTTTGCTTTGTGATGTGGTGAACTGCTTCAACGCCATCAATAGTAAATGCATCGCCTACAGCCACGCCTACGGTGTTTGACACTGTAACGGTTTGGAAACGGTTATCAACGTTAATTTGACCGCCCACGCTGGTGCTAATGGCTTCAGGTGTGTACTCTTGCGAACCGTTCGATGTGTTAATGGTAGTTGCACCGCCTGCGGCCACTGCAATACGATTAGCATAGTCCAGTTTGTAAGTCTCGAAACCTGCAACCATACCAACGTATGAGCGCTCGTATGCTTTGTCAGACTTGGAATTTCCAAAACTGCGAGTAGCTACAGCCAAATTGCTAGCCAAACCGTTGTAATCGCGGCTAGACAAAGCCAAATAACGTTGCATTGGGTCAATGCCTTGTTCATTCATGATGGAATCGCACAATGCAATATCATCATAATCACCGGCTGCACCAGTTACGGGCACTACAAGGGTAGATTGCGAGGCTGCAATGTTCATTACTGCCAAGTTAATGTCGGAGGCTAGCTTTTGCTTAGCGGAATCACCCAAACGACCTTCTTGCAAGGCATCGCGCAATTCAAGGCTGTTCAAAGTCCATGCGGCTGTACGGCTAAAACCGATATTAGCAGGAACTGCCAACTGGGTGAAATTAGAGTAGCTTGATGCAATGCTTACACCTGGTGTACTAGCAAAGGACTGGGAAATATAAGGCTGTGGACGCCAGATAGTGTTGTTGGTACGTTCCATCATTGTTTGATCTGTGTTGTAGATCGAAACATTGCGGGAAATAGTCAGTGCGTCTTGAAAACCTTCAAGGATATTTTCAAACGCGACGCGTTCTTCTTTGTTAAATGCATTAGCCATAATAAACTCCGATAAGTTGAGAAAAAAAGTGTGTCTTAATCTCATCCATAACGCAGGATGGCCGCATAACAACTGCTTATAAAGGTAGCGAACCTGTGAAAATAGCGGTATTGCTACCGCTATTGCAGATATTACATCATTTTTGCGCCTTATTACGTTTATATTGCATTACTTTTGTGTAATTACCTGATTTTTCAGCGTCAGCACGTAGACGGTCAAGGGTTGAATCTACCGCCCCAGACACTCTGGCCGTTCCGGTTATCGTTTTTTCTGGTGGTGGTGCTGATTTTTTATTAGTCACTTTTAAATCCTTTTCGAGTTTAGCTACGGCAAAGGCAAACTTCACGGGGTCTTTAATTTCCGATAGTTCTTTGGCCTTCTTTGGGTTCTTGCCAAGCGCATAAATAACAAGTGCAGGATTATCCGCACCTTGCACAACTATGCCCTGCTGGGTCACATTGAATAGTTCTTGTGCTAGGCTTTCAGCGTCATCATAATCCTTAACCTTTAAATCGGCTTTGGCTTTTGTGTAGGCTTCCATCTTAGATTGCCAAGCGTCACGCTGTGCCTGCTCTGCCTGTTTACCCTTTTCAACCTCGGCGTCATGTTGTTTCTTTTGGTCATACCAAGCCTCTAGCGCGACTTCGTATTTATCAGAATCATAATCATGATCTTCCAGCTTAGGCTTCTTGCCTAGCTGTACCGGCTTTGCTACTTCGCCAGTGGTTGCAATCTTAGCTTCAAGCTCACGAATACGCTTTTCCTTTTCACGGTTTTGCTTTCGTAGCTCTTTAATCCAATCCGGTGCATGTGTAGGTTCTTCAGGCTCTGGTTCTACATCGCCAATCTGAACCGTTACTTCTTCGGATTCTTCCTCTGGGGTTTCTACCTGCTCAACATCAACCTCTGGGGTTTCTAATTGCTCAGGTTCTACCGCTTCGATTACTTCATCTTCCATGTTTAACCTCTAAAACTCACCCATTAAACCGGCTGGGTGGTTGCCGGTGGCTGCATATCTTGTGCTATGCCGCCCATATCCTTCAACATGTTAAATGCTTGCTGCTGCTCTTGCATATCAACGTTAGCCAATGTCTCCATTGTCTTAGCTTTGGCAAGGTCTGAATCTGCCAATGTTTTGATAACCGTAGCTCTTGCCTGTGCTGCTTTGGCCTGTGCTTCTTCAGCGGCTGCTGCTAAGAATTGCGCGTTAGGATCAGGCTGCTGATTAGCTGCTTCAGCTTGCATGGCTTCCATCTCTTTGTCGCTTGGCTTAACTGCTCCCATTCTAATCATCTTTTGACGGAAGTAATCGCGTATATCGCTAATTCCTTCACCTTCCATATTCATCATAGCCATAGAGGTTAACACCTGCATGGTTTCAGGGTCTTGTACCATCTGCATCATTCCAGTGATAGCGCGTACAGTGGCAGAACGCTTGCTGCTGCTCGATGGCCCGACTTCAACGTTAACATCAAACTGCGCTTCGCTCAAATCGTTTTCCATCTTTAACTCACCGCCCTCGGTCATCATGGGCTTCATGAGTTCTACTGGTTCAACTTGACCACCTTCGTTAATGGCTTTCATTTTGCGTTTTTCAGCGTAGACTTCTTTTGCCATTGATAGCCAAATCTCGCCGCATCGTTTCATGCCCTTGCTAAAGTTTGACATGTAGATAAAAGTCTGCATATCAAGACGCTGCTGAATCATCTCCACGGCTTTACCGCTAATGTTGCTTACAACCTTATCCGCATTTTGCGGGTTGCCTAGTATCTCTTGCATATCCATCTCTGTGACTTGCAAGAGTGCAGCCATAGCTGGTGGTACGTTCGGAGGCTTGGTGTAAGCAACTGGCCCACTAATAGCCTGTTGGCCGTTTGCATCAGTTATCGGGTTGATAAGCAGGTATGGATAATCTTTCAGGTTATCTTCAGCCCACATCATCTGGTGGCCTGCTACTTGCTCAGGCATTAGAATTGGCTTCTCAATGCTAGACAATGCGCTAATCTCTCCCAGTTTGGAGAGCTGCATATTCTTTAAACGCTGTGCATCTTTAGCCAAACGAACATGGCCCATGCATCGCTCTACGTTGTCAACAAACCAACGCTTGCCATACACTGGCACGATAGGTATGCACTTACCGGCAATGTATCCGCAATCTTCTAAGATGCGGCCACCAGACATGATGTACTTACGAACACGTTTAGACTTAATCTTTTTGCGCCGTACTTCTTTTGACCCTGTGGCTTCAAGCGTAGATTCTAGGGTTTCGTCATTCTCAAAGTCTTGTTCTGTGTAGCGTTCTTCTTCGCCCACTAAGTCTTTGTAAATGCGAATAGTCTCGCTCTTTTCCTCGACCTTGTAATACTCGGCAACGTAAACCACGTCAGGTGTGCACCAATCAAACTCTAATTGATGTATGGTCTTAGGCCATGAGGACGGATCATCGCCATAGGTTTCTTCGTATGCTTCGCGGGTCATAGCCGTAATGACAAAGCATTTACGCGCATCGCTCTTGTCTTGTCGCTTAGCTTCAAGGTCAAAGAATACAGAACTATCAGCGTCAAATATAGGCTCAATACGAATACGTTGGCGATCATCTTCCTCGTCTTCCTCATCTTCGTAGCAGGTACGTAGACGCCAGGCTCCAAAACCACCGCCTACGGCTTCCTCAAAGGCGTTGTCGTATGCTTCATTGGCTACGCTGTCCTGTTCATCTGCGCGGTATAGGCCATCGCATGTTTCGGCTAGCTTGTCGTATTCTTCGCCTTCTTTGCTTACAAAGTCAACGGTTATCCGGTTATTGCGGTATTCATTAATAATACGAATAACTGCCAGGTGAACTTTGTTAACTTCAAACTTTGGCTTGTTTTCGTAGATGTCTTGTAATGGCCCTTCCCATTGCGCACCGGCTATCGAGTAAAAGCGCCGGTCTTGCAAGCATTGCAAGCGTTCATCCTTTAGCGCCGATTGAATGTTATCAAACTCCGCTAAGGCGGCAGCGTGTAAATCGTTTAGCTTTTGAGAAGTTCTCATTTTGTTACCATTTGCGAAGGTTAGCTACTGGCTTAAAGTTTTGCACCTTGGCAGTGTTAGCCGCCCGTCTAACGCCTTCACATGCGTAGCGAAGTGCATCTATAACGTGGTTTTGTTTATCTTCAAGTATTGGCAAGATTTTACCTGTTAATGAATCAGTCTTATAACTGTAAAGTGTAAGCTCGTCAATAGTATGGGTACACCTTGGATGCACAATAATATCAAACGATTTTAACCATTCTACGCCTTCCTCGACTGATTTTGCACCTTTTACGGCTGTCATAATCTTGGGAAAACCATTGCGCCGCATGTGCGAGATAGTCTCAGGCCGTGCGCTGTCTGCAATAATTGGCCACTTCTCTGCCTCTGGCACGGTCATGAATAGGTCAGGCGTGTTTGTAATCTCGCATCCGACCATGTATGCCTCATAGTCAACGTACAACGTGCGCCCTACGATGTGGCAACGAACCAATGTTGTCGGGTCAACGGCAAACCCCCAGTCAGCGCCTAACCTGTGAATGGCATCCTTTGGCGCTTCAAACTCCTCAATCTTCCAGTTCTTAAAGACGCGGGTTTCAGAATTGCGCACGTACTCACCACGCCAAACGTGCATGTATTTGTCTGGATCACGCCGCTTGTCGTATTCCATCTCATCTTTAAGCACATCAGGAAACCACGGGTTATTGTCGTAGTTCACCGGCAAGATGATGGCATCCTTGGGTGGAGTTACACCACGTAAGAGGACATCAACTGGGTCAGTGTTCTGGCTAGGGTTCCACGTAAACCAAAGCTCAGAGCCTGGCTTACGGATTGTCGGTCGTAGCAGGTCAAGGCTTCGCTGTGATAAGCTCTGTGCTTCTTCTACCCATGCCCTATCGTAACCTTCAAGGGACTTAATGGAATCAGCGGTATGATTCTGCATACCCTGAAAGATAATCAAGCCTTGCCCGTTCTTAGCCTTGATCTGGGCTTCTTGTACCTCAAAGTAAGCGCCAGCATTAAGCTCTTGAATCTTTAACTCCAGCAAACGCTTAACAGACTGCCCTAAAGACTTTTGCACCTCACGCACGCACACCGACCTGCTTTGAGGATCAATGATGTGCGCCTCAATCATCAGCTCAGCGAACATATGCGACTTGCCAGAGCCACGGCCACCGTATGCGCCCTTATACCTGGCAGGCTCCAGCAGAGGAACTGCCCATGCTGGTGTTTTAATCTGTAGGGTTGTCATATCAGTACCCAATCCGAAGCGATATAGCTACCGCCCAAACCAATAAAATAATTTCCTTATGACCTCCTACAAAGCCAAACGCAAAGCAAGGCCATCGCGGTTCCCATTTAATGGTTAGCGTTATTCGGTTTCCTATCTTCATGTGTTTTTCTCTTTCAAAGCGCCTTCTACCGCCCTTGCAATCCGAAGGAAATACCCGTTGCCCAAAACAGGTAGATCAATCAGTGCATCCCCAATTTCTACGTCCGTCAAGCCAACCCATGCGCGAACTGGTTGCTCAAGTGCTTCACGCAATGCGGAGAGAGCCTCGCGGGTGAGCATTGTGTCGTCGGTACCGTTCGCACAAAGTTGTAGCGCCTGACGCGCTGCTTGTTCAAGTGTTTTCATTGTTATTTTCCTTTCATTGTCAGCCCCTCTCGGGGCTTTGTTTGTTATGCAGCTCTCAAAATTGGAGCCATGCTGTAAGAACCAAATGGCTTAATCAATTCCACGCCTTCATACACTGCAACGCGAAAAGACTTGATTTCTCCCATTACTTCGGCTGTAACAGTCTTAGCCGTCCGCTTGGCAATCGTAATATCAAACTTACAACCCCGATCTCCAATTGCGCGAGTTGTATAAGTTTGACCTACTGTAAAAGTTGCTGTTGTCATTTTGCTATCCTTCGTTGTTGATGGCTCTATTGTATCACTAAAAAACACAATTGCAAGCAACAACGAAGAAAAGTTTAAATTATTTTACGATGACGCGCTCAATGCGCTGTATGGCAATTGGGTTTGCAGCATCGCCGGACACCTCCAGCTTATCGCCGTACTTCTTCGGCGCCAACTTAGACAATAGCCATTTGCGGGTGTCAACCTGCAACTTATGCTTTTGAATTGCCGCCCAATCTTTTTTACCATCGGGGGATATTTCAACGTCCTTATCACTCAACTCCATAACCTCATTAGCCATGCGCTCTATTAAGTCTTCACGCGCATGCGCATAACTGTTGGCTAGTTCAGCATCATCTCTCACCCACATTAAAAAAGTACTGTGTGGAACGTTTGCAGCTTGGCACGCTTTAAACGCGCTTAAACCGCATTGCATGCCAGTTAGTACCAACTCTGCTATCTCTTGCTTTTCATCGCTTGTACGCGGTTTTGATGGCTTTGTAGAGGCTTTCATAGCTGAACATCTTTCATTACACGGTACACGACAAAATGAACAAACAATCCAATGCCAATCATGAGCATTAAAGGCCATGTAAGCACAATAAAAGATAAACCAATAACAAACATTAAACACCAAATTAATAATGCAAATATAAACCCTGCAAATTTTATCATTTACTAATCTCCAATTCAATCAGCTTATCCAAGTAATGTCGTGCTTTTCTTAGGTCTTCAATGCCGCCTTTTTTGCGCCATCTTGAAACGTATTTAATAATATTGCCTTCAAAATAACCTATATTATTAACTGCAATATAATCCCATGCTTGTATAGCTTGGTTTTTGTAATGGCTTCCGCCCTCTTGTTTGCTGTTAGCGTTCATTGTCTCACTTCCTTTCACATTTGCATCATACATCATAAATTCTCGCGCCGCAACGAAAGGTAACATGGTAAACCCCCCTAAAGGGGGGTGTTACCTTTTGTTACCGTTTTTCGCTGTTTTGCCACCTTTGGTAACAAGGTAACTTGTTACCTTTTGTTACCTTGTTACCTGTAGAAAAACACAGTTACCCAGTTTTACGAATCATCATTGAACTCGCCTGAACTGGATCAATTACACCCCATCCATCTTGCATGTTAAATATTATCTCTGAGTTGATAAGGTCTGCAATAACGCGACCTGTTGCGCTTGGTTTAATATATAGTTTAGCTGATGATTCTGATAATCCAACATTTTTAGTTAAATAATTACTAAATGCTGATCTTGTAATATACGGCACATCATTTAAAACATCGGCGCCAGCCGCCCACCATGCATTTTCAAACATCTTTCTATGTGCATCTAATTTGTTTTCTTTTTTGTTGGTTGGTGTAGCTGGTGCATCGGCCTGCACTAGCACTGCGCTGGTAACAACCTGGCCATCTTCATCTATCCATCCTGCAATCTCCACGGTCTGCAAATTTGCATAAACAGTCTCTGCCATCTCTGCATCTTTAGACTTACGCTGTACTATCTCCATTGGTTTGTCGTCCTTGCTTGGTACGATGCTAATCTCAATGTCAAGTGCCCCACGCCACGCGCTTGAACCACGCGCACGGTGCTGCGCCTCGTCTGATACGCCGGTATGGTGTACAAGTATCACGGTGCAATTAAACTCACGCATAAGGCCTGCGCATGCATCCAGCATGGTCTTAGCATCCTGCGAGCTGTTCTCATCTCCCAATAAAAATCTATGTAGTGTGTCAACCGTTATGATCTCCGGCACGTTAGGCAATGCCCTGATATTTGTTACAACCCGTAAATAACCCTCTGGTGTGTTTAAATCGCAACCATCCTTGCTTAGCCACATGTTTAACTTTTTAACGCCGTGTGCTTGCTTCCATGCCGCTACACGACCGCGCAAACCATGATGGCCTTCGCCTGCTAAGTACACGATACCTCCGGCCTTTACTTTATGTTTATCCATCCAAATACCGCCGCCACTGGCAATGCGTAAACACCAATCCAATACGGCAAACGTTTTACCGCCTCCTGATGGGCCATGCACCATAACAAGAGCCTGCGCCTGTATCCAATTCTTAACTAACCAACTAATCGGTGCAGGCTGCGCGCAAAAATCATCGGCTTGAATTAGCCAATCGCTTGCTGGTGGATTAAGCAAAGCCGCTAAATCATGACCTGCTACTAAGTAATCATTAGCATCCATTCCTACAATTGGTGGCATTACAACCCGTGCCCCATATTTGGCACTTGCCTGATCTGCATACTTTTGTCCTACGCCGTGACTATCGTTATCAGCCACAATTACGATCTCTTGAGTTACGCCTAGCTTCTCGCGCCATGCTTGCACGACTGATGGCAAACTGCTTGCACTGTAAGCAACTACACATGGACGCTTGGTAATCTCGTGAATAGTGGCCGCTGTTGCGAAACCTTCGCCCACGTATAAGGTACCAGGTTCATCTAGTGTCCCGACCATCCAAAATTTACCGCCAGCTTGACCGCCTGAGTGATACAACTTACCGCCTGATTCGTCTATGTATTGCAGGCTACTAAGTTTGTTGTCTATGCCGTAAAGCGGTACGATTAAACGCCCATCGCCGGTGATACGTGCACCATGTGGCTGTATGCCTTTACGCTTTAAATACGGATGCTGTGCGCTTGCTATACCGCCCTCAACCCATATTTTTTCCACGGTGTTTTCAGCCGCCTGCCGGGTTAGTTTTTGTTCTGCTTCACGTAATGCTTTAGCTTCGGCCTGCCGCCGTGTGTTGGTCAATTGCTCTGCCATGCTTAAATCGCGGCCAATATCAGCTCTAAAGTTGATAGCCTCGCCAGTGCGCCAATCTCCAAACTGTCCCGATGGTATGCCATCGCCATAGATAACGTACCATCCAGACTTATCATGCCCGCCTTCGCCCTTGGTTCCACTGCGGAAACGATGCAGCTTTCCATCTATAGATAAATCTGTTGGTGGTGTAATGCCACGGTCTAGCATTGCGTCCCGTAACTGATCTTCAGTGCTTTTAACTATCTTTGGAGCCGGTGGCGTCCATGAGCCGCCTAAGATGTGTGATATGTCAGCCATTGTTCTCTACCTCTTTCTGTGTCAAATAGTCAGACAAAGCCTTGACGGTGGCATACATCGGCTCATGTCCCTTTATCAGTCTATAGAGAGTGGCGTAATGCACCCCGCTCCGTTCGGCCACCTTGCTTAAATTAGCGTCAGCCAATCTTTCTTGTATTTGCTCTATCGTTAACATTTTTTTACCTTTTTTAAAAAAATTTGCGTTTGTGCTTGCATCATAGCATAAAGATGGTGTACAATTCAGCCATGCAACGAACTGATCTCCAGAAGGTTGTTAAAAAAGGAAAGTAACATGTTAGTAACCGAACTATCAAGTACAGCGTTTGACACTGCAATGTCTTATGCTCCATATCTTATTAGTGATATGCAAGCCTTCGCTAATTGCGAAGATCAAGAAGAAGAATTTGCAGAATTGTGCATGCAAAACGATGTTGATTTTCGCCCGACTGGTGAGCCAGTACGTTTACATTGGATTGATTAATCATGGCAATCAAACTTAAAACTACCAGCGGCCTAAGCGCCAATGGCGTCAAATTACTTGTATACGGCCAAGCCGGTGCTGGTAAAACTTCGCTAATCCCTACACTGCCTAGCCCCATTGTTATCAGTGCTGAAGGTGGCCTGCTTAGCATTCAAGATGCTGATCTGCCTTACATCGAGGTTAATAGCATGGCTAGCCTTAAAGAGGCTTATGAGTATGTGGCCAGTGCAGATGCTAACCACTTTGCCTCGGTGGCCTTGGATAGCGTCAGCGAAATTGCAGAGGTTGTACTTAACCATGAAAAGAAGGTAAACAAAGACCCACGCGCTGCATATGGTGCCATGCAAGAACAGATGGCCGATATTATCCGCGCCTTCCGGGATTTGCCTAAGCATGTTTATATGTCTGCTAAGTTGGAGAAAAGCACGGATGAAGTGGGCAAGATGTTTTATGCACCATCAATGCCAGGTAACAAGACCGGCCAAAGCCTGCCTTACTTCTTCGATGAGGTGTTAGCGTTGCGAGTTGAAAAAGATGCGGAAGGTAACACCCAGCGAGCCTTAATGTGTGACTCTGATGGCCTATGGCTTGCCAAAGACCGTAGCGGTAAATTGTCGCAATGGGAAGCGCCTGATCTGGGTGTGATTATTTCTAAAATTGGAGGTGTCAAGTAATGACTAATTTTCAACGTACAGCAGACTGGCTTGCAGCCTGCGGTAAAGATCAAACAGAGGAAAACGTAAGTGTACAAATTGGTTGCCAGCTTGAGGAAATTTGCGAGTTTATGTCTTGCTTGCGTACCGACAAAGACGGTTATGCACGTTTGTTAGAGCGAAGCATTACTGATCTGGTTTGGTTTGCAAATAAACTTAAAAACCGTGAAAACTTTGTGTATATCCCTAGCCATTTACGTGTTGAGGCGTTAGATGCGTTGTGCGACATTGAAGTAACCGGCAACGGTGTTGCTTACTTTGCAGGCTTTAACAAAGAAGATGCAGATGAAGCTGTACTCAATAGCAACGATGCAAAGCTAATAGATGGTAAGCCTGTGATTTTGCGCGGTGGCAAGATTGGCAAGCCTGATGGATGGACTGCACCTGATTTAACTGATTTTGTTTAAGGAATTGATATGCCTGATTTTGCTGAATTAAACCTAATGGCCGATGCTTGGATGTCATACAAACAAGCTGAAGCCAATGCAGTACAAGCCCGCCGCGAGGTGGAAGATCAAATGTTACAAGCTCTACAAATTGGAGTATTGGAGGGAACTGAAACCATAAAGCACGATGGATTTATTATCAAGATGGTAGGACGGATTGACAAAAAGGTAGATGCTGCCAAGCTGCAAGAGTTGGCCGCCGAAGCTGGTTTGTCAGATCATCTTGGTTCACTTTTCCGTTGGAAACCTGAAATAAACGCAACAGCTTGGAAACAAGCTGATAACTCAATCACTAACCCGCTGCTTGGTGCTATCACTTCAACACCTGGCCGTACATCTTTCTCAATTACTTTCAAGGAATAACATCATGGCTTTTTTAGATCAAGAATTTAACGTTGCAGATATGCCCGTATCAACTAGCAGCTTTGACCCGCTGCCCGAAGGCTGGTACAACGTAACTATTGCCGGTGCTGAGTTGAAATCAACCAAAGCAGGCAACGGCCAATACATTGCAGTAAAGTATCAAGTGACTGGCCCGACAATGCAAGGGCGTGTGGTATTCGGAAACCTGAACATTAAAAACCCGAATCAGAAAGCTGAGGAAATTGGCCGCGAACAACTAGGCCAGATTATGCGTGCTACTGGGTTAGCCAAGGTTACAGACACTGATATGCTAATTGGTGGACAACTGGCTATTAAACTTAGCATACGTCGTGATGAACAATATGGCGATAGCAATGACGTTAAAGGCTTTAAAGCATTAGCTGGTTCTGTACCTGCTGCCATGCCTAGTACACCATTTAATGCTGCTCCAGCGCCAGCCGCTGCACCTGCTAAAGCCGCACCACCTTGGGCTAAGAAGTAAGCAAAAAAAAGCCCCAGTGTTAAAGCTGGGGCTAATGGAAACAATGAAAGGAAACCAATATGGATTATACAGACTTTATTAAACAGAAAAGACGCGATGAAGTTGCTACAGGCCATCAACCTAGCAATTTAAACGAATATTTAAAACCTTTT